CTACTTAAAAATGTCCCTTAGGACTTCATATTATTTTTGTATAATATGAACCATTAAAGAATAGGTTAGAATCCTTTCTCTAAGGTTTTCTCTAGGTCCATATGAAAATGGGTTGCTTAGAGGAGTGAATCTGCTTTAATGATAATAAACTTTAATTTATGTCAACATTTCATGTTAAAATCTTAAAAAGATTGCTAACATTATGTTTTCCACAAATAAAGTTCAACCATTACCGTCAATTATTTAACATTTTATTTAAAATGAAAAATGATTGAGGTTTGATCCATACCATTAAATATTGAAAAAGAATGCGTCTACATTGTACAAGATACATATGTGGACAACCTCTTTTATCAAATTCAATGAGTATTGGATTAACTAAAGATGGGTGACCTAAGAAACTTTTGTTTCTTAAACCACTTGTTGATCAAAAATCAATACCTTGTATTAAGTTTTGTTTAACAATACTTAATTTTTCCAGAAGTTTCCAATTAGGAAAAGAATGGAAAAAGGTGAAACCTGATTACTCTTCTATAACAAATCCTTCAGAAATGAAGATTGTTATACCTAGTGGATATATTAAAAAATTTATTAAAGATTTTAATATAAAAACTAGTATGCCTACATTTGATAAAAAGAATATTTACTTATCAAGTAAAGCAGGACCACAAGGTCCGGCTACCTTAACAGCTCATAATAATTTATTATTATATAATTATTATGAAATGCAAGGAATATTTAATTTAACAGATGAAGCAGGAAGAGAATTCTTTATTAAATCATATAATGATGCTTGAAACAATAATCTTAAACCCAACAAAATAAATTGTTTGGGAAAGATTAGTTTCATTAAGGATCCTGAAGCAAAGTTGAGATTAATAGCCATTTCTGACTATTTTACTCAATTATATCTCAAGGTAATTAATGATAAAATTTTTAAAATTTTAAAATTACTACCTTGTGATAAAACTTTTACTCAAGATCCTTTTCATCATTGAGATTTAAATAATAAAGAAAAGTTCTGATCTTTGGATCTATCTTCAGCTACAGATCGTTTTCCTATTAAATTACAGAAAAGATTACTTTATTACATTTTTAAAGAAAATGATGATTTAAGTAATTCTTGAATGTATTTATTATCTAATAGGAAGTTTATGACTCCTGAAGGTTTTACTGTTTCTTATAAAACAGGACAACCTATGGGAACATATTCCTCTTGAGCTGTTTTCACATTAACTCACCATTTATTTGTACACTGATGTGCACATTTAAATGGAATCAATAATTTTAATCAATATATGATTTTAGGTGACGATATCGTTATAAAAAATGATAAAGTTGCTAATACATATATTAAATATATAAAATTATTAGGTGTTGAGTTAAGTTTAGCAAAAACTCATGTGTCTAATGATACATATGAATTTGCAAAACGGTGAATTAGACCTAATGAAAAATTAGAGTTAACTGGTATTCCTATAAAAGGGATTGTTGAAAATTTCAAAAATCCTTTTATAGTCTTTACAATAATCTATGATTATTTTAAGATTAAGAAAAACAGTTATTATTCTAGCTATTCTTTAGTTAGACTAATTTGTAACCTTTATTATAAATTTTCCTATTATAAAGGGAAAAAGAAATTTTTCCTCAATATTAATAAGAAAACTTATAATAAAATAAGAGATTTTTCTTTAGCTTGAGATATTGAATTCAATTATTATACGTATGATAAA